TCAGCCTGCCGCTCTTTGGCTGCCAGCCGTGCCGCTGCCGTATCCGGTTGTCCCACCAGCTGCCGATGGGCGGCAGGCTGCGGGGTACAGCTGCCGGCCATGGCGGCATAGGCCACTGCCACGATGGCGGTAATCAACCAGTTCCGAGCTTCGCGGCGGGCAACGTTTTTTAATTCCGACCACATGGTTGTTATCCTTTCCAACTGATGCGGATATAACGCACCGCTTCGCCGATACCGATACCGATGATGACCAGCGCCAGCGCCAAGGTCAGCGCGTTGCCGAGCACCTGCCAGCAGCTTGCCTGTACAAACCAGTTCCAAAATGCACTCATCTCACACCCCCCTTACCATATCGCCGTCCACCGGCATCTGCAGCTCGGCCGCCTGATTCATTGCAGCACTGACTAGGTTATTGACTGCCAGCGGGTAGAGCAGGCTGTGCTCTTCCACCCCGCGGCCGCTGCGGCCGCGCACCGTCAGCCGTTCGGCCACCGCGTCAATCGCGCTCTCATCCATAATTTTGGTGATGTCGCCGCCGGCGCGTTCGATTTTGTGTTTCAGGTAGCCTGCCAGCCGTCCGTCGGTCAGCGGCAAGAGCGTCACCACCTCGCAGCGCTGCACCACTTCGCGCACCGCCGGGTTGTTTTCGGAGAGCTTCTGCGCCAGTTCGGTCTGACCGATCAGCACGATGCCCAGCAGGCGGTCAAAACCGTTTTTCAATTCAAAAAAGCGTTTCAGGTGCTTCAGGGTAGGAATCGGCAGGCCGTGTGCCTCTTCGATGATCAGCACATGTTTGTTGCCTGCCTTTGCGCTCTCCTGCAGGGCGCGGTGGATTTGGCGGAAACGTGCTTCCGAATCGCGGTAGGGGCGGGTGCCGGGCGATACGGCTTCCAAGATGGCGGCGGCAATGTGCGCGGCTTTCAGGGTTTTACCCTTCACATCGTTGTCTTCCATCGCCAGCACATACGGTTCGATGGTGATGACCTGCCTGCCTTCGCGGTTGATGCGGTCTTGCAGGTCTTCGCGCAGGGTGGACTTGCCCGCGCCGCTCTCGCCGACTACCGCCACAAAGCCGCCGTGGCAGGCCGTCTGAAACATTGCCTCGCGCACATAGCGCACATCAGGGGTCATATACACGTCTTCCGCGCTGCGGATTTCATCGTTGAACGGGTCGCGTACCAGGCCGAAATAACGGCGGGTGGCTTGGGTCAAAGTGGCTTTTCGTAGTAACATATCGTCGTCCTCGCTTTCATTAGGGTGGGCAGGTGCGGTTTCCGGTTCGTTTTCCAGACATTGCGGAATGTCCGCACCATTCGTTTCAAAATACTGCTTCAAACTCTCGCGCAGCTCGGCTGCGCCTTTTTTCGGCCATTCGCCGTGGTTGATTACCGCCACCAACCTGGGCTTGCTGCAGCCGATTTCGGCGGCGGCCACGGCGTACGATTTGCCGATTTTTCTAAATGCTTCCTTCATCTCATGCCCCTTTCACAATCCGCAGGCTGCCTGCGGTTTTCAGGCGGCCGAATACCTCTTCGATTTGGCTGGCGGCCACCCCGTCCGGGTACAGCCGTTGCAGGGTTTTCACTGCCTCGCCCCAGTTGCCGCCGGCCGCTTCGATGCGCGGTTTGAGCAGCTTGGCCAGCTCGACCTTGCTCAACACCTGCTCGCGCACCTCCATCGTGTTGTAGGCCATCTGTTGCCCTTGCTTGGGCATATACAGGGTGTTGGCGGCGGACAGCGTGTCTTCCTGATGTTTGAACGGGTCGATTTCGCCGCCGAAGGGCACCGCCTTGCCTTTGCGTTTGGCGGCTGCCGCTTCCAGCGTGTCGGCCTGCATCGCCAGCTTGTCCAGTTCCTTGGCGTGGCTTTGTGCGATGGTGTCGGCCTGCCCTTTGTATTCCGCACCGATGACGGCGGCATCGGCTCTGAAGCCCATCTCGTCGAACACCACCTCCGGCACCGCCTGCCAGATTTCGTTGCCTTCGCTGTCGTAAGTGGCGATACGTGCGCCGGTCGGCTCCCATGGGTTTTTGGCCACCAGCAGTTTCTGCCCCACCAGCACGCCCTTAATGTCTTTCACGCTGTACACCCGGCCGCCGAAGCGGATTTCCAGATCGGGCGACACCTTGGCTTCTTTCGGTGCGGAGACGGCCAGCTCGCGGCAGTAGTCGGCAGGCGGCGGCAGAATCAGCTGCTCGGCCTTGATTTTGTTCCATGCCTGATAGCGGGTCAGGCCGTGTCGGCTGTGAATCTGCGTGCCGTTGTAGTAACGCATCCAGCGTTCGGCCAGGCGGTTCAGCTGCCCGATGTCGTGCACCTCGGTAAAGCGCAGGCTGCTTTCAAACGCCGTTTCCACAATGTCGTTGCCTTTTTCCACCTGCCCTTTGGCGCGCGGGTTGCCCGGCTTGTTGATCTGCACATGCACGTCCAGCGACTTGCATAGGTTTTTAAACGCCGCCGAGGTATTCGCACTGCCCGGGTCGAGCATCACCATGCGCGGCACGCCGCGGAACGGGTCTTTCAAAACATCCTGCTTCTCCTGCATCATGAAGATAAAGAAGTCGCACAGGTTGGCGCTGGTCTCGCCGCCGAAGTAGTAGCGGGCAAGGATGGTGCCGCTGGCGTGGTCGGTGCCGGTGTAGCGCCACACCCGGTCGTTTTCGATTTTGACCACGTTTTTCGGTTTGTTTTTGTAGAACTCTTCCTGCTTCATTACCCGCAGGCCGCTGTCCTCGCCGCTGCGCGGCAGGTAGTAGAGCACGCACAGGCTGGGGTCGATTTGCCAGCAGTGGTTCGGGTGCTCCGATTTCATGCGGTTCACCGGCGCGGGCTGCAGCAGTTGGTCGGGATGCAGCTTGTATTCGCGCAGGGCGCGGGTAACCGTGCTCTCGGACAAGGGCAGCACCTCGCCCGTTTCCTCATCCACGCGGGCGGCATCGATTTTGCCGTTGGCGCGCAGCATCTCCACCGCGCGGGCTACCGACATCAGCCGTTTGCCGTTGCGCCGCATCGCCTCCATCAGCACGGCTGAAATCAGCTGTGCCTCGTGCAGGCTTAATTCCGAGCGGCCGGCATCGCTGCGCCGTTTGCGGCAGGGCTTCACACTGACCGCTTCCAGTTTGCGGTACAGCGTGGCCACGCTGATGCCCAGCTCGTTGGCTTGGCTTTTCAGGTAGCCTGCCTTCTCGCCGTGGCCGAGGGTGGCTGCATGAGCGGCCACGGCAGCCAGTTTCTCGGTCAATGCAGGGTTCATGGTTTACTCCCCGTCCAGCCATTCCGGCTTGGCGTTGGTCGGCGCTTCTTGCGGCAGGGTAAAGCGTTCGCGCAGGGTTTCGGCATCGCGGATGATTTGGTTGATGGCCGCCACCATCTGCGGGCGGTGGTCGTAGCCGTTGGCTTCGCCGTGTGCCAGCATCTGTTCGAAGACCTCGGCAAAGCGGCTCAAGTCGCTGCGGGCGGCCACTTCCAAACCGGAGAGCCGCATGGTCAGCTCGCTGCCCACGTCTTCGGGGCTCGGCTCTTTGCCCGTCTGCTTCTTGGCCAGTTTCTCGGCCAGCTCGTCCACCTTCTTGTTTTTGTCGGCGATGATTTTGTCTTTGGCCTCGGCGGTGTCGCGGCTCTCGCGCAGGGCGGCGCGGAGTTCCCGTACCGTCATTCTTTCCACATCGTCCAGCGTGTGTCCGTTGATGTCGCCGCCGTCGGCCAGATCCGCCAGAGCCTCGTCTTCCTCTACCAGTAGTTCCAGTAGTTTGGATTTGCCTAGTTCCATTAATTTGGATTGCGCCTTCTGCATTTGCGGTGTGGCAAAGCGGCGAGTGGCTTGCGTTAGCTGTTGCGCTGCTCGTACCGACATCCCAAAAACTTCGCAGACGTCTGCGAACTTTTCCCAAGTCATATGTTCTTTCAGAACAATCAGGACACGGCCAAGCTCGAACATCCCTTCAACAGTTTGTCTCATTGCTTGGCGGCCGCGCTCTATCCATCGGTCTTCGTTATAAACCTCACCATTTCCCCATTGCTCCATCACCATCACGCTGTTCATCGCCACGTGGTTGGCTGCCATATTAAGGGTGTCGTGTTCGATAATTTCTTTGCTCATGTTGGTTCTCTAAAAGTGACGACGTCGTCACTTTTCAAATTCGGTTAACTCGTTGGCCAGTCTCTTCCAACTTGCCTTTTAGATATTCGGTCTGCCGTCTGAAGCGTTCGGCAATCTGAAGCGTCTTCACGCTGTAGGCGAAATTGCCGTTGTCCAGCTTCACCACCAGCCCCGCTTCGATTAAATCCTCCAGCTCACGGGTAACGTAAGACGGGTTAAGGTCTAGGCCGTCGGCGATTTCCTTATTGCTGATGCCGATTAGCGGGTGCGCTTCCAATGCCTTGAAGACGCTCAGCAGCCGCTGTCCTTTTCCGCTCGCCATATCAATCCTCCGGTTGCTCTTTCAGTCCCAATTTAATCGCCGCCTCGTGCGCCATACCGCGCCGCCCTTTCAGTTGGCCGCGCAGCAGATGCTCCACCACCGTGCGCTCAAAGCCGAAATACCTTGCCCATGCGCTGCGGTTGATGCCGTGCCGCACGAAATATTTCTGTGCCGATTTAGGTGTTTGCGGATAGGGCAAAGGTTTGAAATCAATTGCTTGCCTACTCATTTATTGCCTTTCTGTGATACTATGTGTTTCTTTTGTTAAGGGGATACCGATGGTTTCCGAATCCGACGACATCATGCAAAAAGCACAGCGCTTTTTGGAAAAACAGGCACAAACCGATATCAAAATGGCGCAGACGCAGATGCCGAAAAATATCGGCGAATGGGTTATACAGCGGCTGGAATCCGGCCAGCCGGTTACGCCGGCTGCGCTGCAGGAATGGGCGGATGAACAAACCCGATCAAACAATCTGCTCATCCAACGGCAGGGTCAGGTATTGGCCGAATGGCTCGCCTCGCTGTCCAAAATCGAGTAAATCTGGTAAATCAGCACGAGGGGAGCAAAATCGGGCAAAACGTGCCGCTGCCGTTCCAGCAGCTGTTCGAAAATCTGCCAATCATCCAAGCCCTGCGCCCGTTGTTGCTTCAGCAGTTGGTAAGCCGATTCCAGTGCATCCATTTTTTGTCCTTTCGTGTGATGGATTGGTTTTAACTGTGGTGTTGCGTGTATTATGAGACTTTAAAATCTCTTTTACAAGGATTATTTTGTGATTTCTAAATCTCTTTTTGGTAGCCGATTGAGAAAGCAGCGAAAATTTTTAGACCTAACCCAAGCCCAAGCTGCTGAAAAAGCAGGAATTGAGAGGGAGACATGGGGAAAATATGAGAGAGGCATATTTTTACCTAGTGGAGATGTATTGATCTCTTTTTTAGGGATAGGGATAGATGTAAGCAGCTTATTTGCTGCCGACGAGAGGCAGTCTGAAACCCTCCCGTCCGGCCTCGGCGCGGAAGAGCAGGAGCTGCTGGCCTTGTTCCGTCAGGCCAGCGAACTCGGCCGCGCCGTCATCATGAGCGCCGCCCGTGGCGCAGAGAAAAAAGAAGCCGCATCTGCGGCTGATCAAGTAGCGTGATTTATAGGAACACAAAATACCTCATCTGAATCAATGGAAATTTATAACATGGAAAACCTGCAATATAGGCAATTTGCCGATATCGACCTAGACGACCCCTTTTTTGACACCCTGAAGCAGTCCTACCGAGAGTTTCCGGATTGGTTTAGAAGGAAAGCATGCGAAAGGGCTTATGTTTTTTATGGGGATAGAGGACTGATAGATGGCTTTTTATATTTGAAAGAGGAGCCTGCCGTCATCAACGACTGCTCCCCAAATTTGACTACCGTTTATGAAAAGGGCTGGTTGAAGGTAGGAACATTTAAAATCAACGCCCACGGAACCAAGCTAGGTGAAAGATTTATCAAAAAGATTTTTGATTATGCCCTCACATATGGATTTCATGATATTTATGTAACCATCTTTGACGAGCATGTCTCTCTGATTTCATTGTTTGAACGGTACGGCTTTGTACGGGAGGCAGAAAAGACCACGCCGAACGGTACCGAGCTGGTACTTACCCGCCGTCTGTATTTTATATGTCGGGGTGTCGAGAATATCATTAAAAACTATCCCCTGATTAATTTTCATGGAGACGAAACATATACCCCGCGATGCTATTTGCTGTCCCTTCGTCCCCAATGGCATACCCGCCTGTTGCCGGATTCGATATTGCGTACGGAAACAGCCGATATTATTCAAGATGTATCGCCGACCAACAGCATCCATAAAGTCTATTTGACGGCGATGTCGGGGATTGATGCCCTGAAAAAAGGGGATATCTTGTTTATTTACCGGACAAATGATCACACAGGCTCGGCTCATTATCGGTCATTAGTAAGTTCGGTCTGTGTAGTGGAAGAATACAGGCATATCGGCTCATTTACCGATTATGCTGAGTTTGAAAGGTATTGCGCCCCGTATAGTATTTTTTCCAAGCAGGAACTTCGATCGTTCTGGATAAGCAGACGATACCCTCATGTATTTAAATTCTCCTATAATATCGCCCTGCGAAAACGGGTTATCCGTAGAGATCTATTGGATCAGGTGGGGTTGGATAGTAGCGCTTACTTCGGTTTTATGCCGCTCACCTTACAACAGGCAAGACATATTTTGAAATTAGGGCAGGTCAATGAAAGTTTTATTATCAATTAAGCCGGAGTATGCGGAGAAAATTCTCAATGGAGAGAAAAAATTCGAATTTCGGCGTGTTCTCCCGAAAAATAAAGATATTACGAGGGTTATAATTTATGCCACCATGCCCATAGGAAAGGTAGTTGGCGAGTTCGAAATTGCCGAGCTTATCTCGGAATCCCCTGTCCGCTTATGGGAAATAACGGCAGAATTCTCGGGGATTACCGAAAATTTCTTTGATTCATATTTTGAAGGCAGAAAAATTGCACACGCCATCAAGGTAGGTAAGGTAAGGAAATATAAACAAAATAAAGATTTGTCAGATATTCTTCCGAGCGGTGTGGCTCCCCAGTCTTTTTGTTATGTATAAATTTACATCCAAGTTCCCATCTTATTTTTAAACCCGTTTAAAAGACCCCCACCACTCCCATCAGCCACAATCCCTGCATCAACACCGATGCAGGGATTTTCTTATGTATATCACCATTACCGCAGGACACAGTAACACCGACCCCGGCGCCGTCAACGGCAGCGACCGCGAGGCCGACATCGCGCAAGACATGCGTAACATCGTCGCCGCCATCCTCCGCACCGATCATGGCTTGGAGGTTAAAACCGATGGTGAGGGCAAGGGCAATCTGCCTTTGCGGGAGGCAGTCAAACTCATCAAAGGCAGCCGCCTGGCCGTCGAGTTTCACACCAACGCGGCACTCAATAAAACCGCCACAGGCATTGAAGCCTTATCCACCCCAAAAAACAAAGCCGTCTGCCAGCGGCTCTGTCAAGCCGTGGCCGACATCAGCGGCTGGAAGCTGCGCGGCGAGGGCGGCTATAAGCCCGACAACGCCGGCCAGCACAGCCGCTTAGCCTACGCCCAAGCCGGCGGCATCATCTTCGAGCCGTTTTTTATCTCCAATGATGGCGACCTTGTTAAATGGAAACAAACCAAATGGAGCATCTGCCGAGCCATCGCTAACGCCATTGCCGAAGAGGTTAAAGCATGAAAGAGAAAAAAACTTTGGTAGCACTGGCACTGTCTGCCGTATTGCCGAGCCTGACTCATCCCGCACCCCGGTTGGAATATTCGATCGGTTCAGGCAGCTATCCGCTTAGCGGCCGCCGCAGTGGTGTGGCTGCCGCCAGACGCGCCGCCAAACGGCGCAGGAAGGCTGGAAGATGAATAGCCTTAAAAACTGGCTTGCCGGCGCCTTTACCAACCCGTCTACCGGCCAAGCCAGCCATACCAAGGTGTGGGCGAATGTGGCCTATACCGTGATGACCTACAAATTTGTCATGGCACCCGAACCGGTGGAGTGGATGTGGTGGAGCTACGGCTGCATTGTGGGCGGCTACGCCCTCATCAAGCGCGGCCTGTCCATCATCCCGCAGCTGGAACAGATCAAACAACAGGGAGATCAAAATGTGGATGCTACCGACGAATAAATCTTTGCTGTACGCGCTCGGCATCGGCCTGACATTGGCCAGCGTATACGGTGCGGGCTATACCCACGCCCGCCGTATCTATCGTGGCGAAATCGCACAGCTGCAGCAGCGCCATACCGAGCAGGCGCTGGCCGCCGAACAGGCTTACAGCGCCAAGCTGGCCGAAGTCAGCGCGGAAAAACAGAAGTGGCACGACTTCGCGCAGCAGCAATCGGTCAAGCTGGCTGAAACCACCCGTCAATTGGACACCCAAACCACACGCATCAAACAGGAGATAGCAAATGCAGTCAAAAACGATCAAAGCGGCGGCCGTTGTTACAGCGGCCTTGGTGCTGGCAGCCTGCAGCTCTACAAACAAGCCCTTGGCTACACCGATTAAGGTGGTGGAGCGCCCGGTGCTGCCACCCGCTGCTGCTGAACTGCTGGCCGAGCATCCGCGCCCGGCACCGCCGGTTTCAGGCAGCCCCACCGATTTGCTCAATCACGCCGCCGACTACGGCGCATGGTGCGGCAAACGCGACACCCAAGTGCGCGGGTGGCAGGAATGGTATCGGAGCAAGCAGTAATGGATATTTCAGACAGAGCCACCCAGCAGGAGGAGCTGGTGCGTGAGAAGGCACTACGCCAATTCAGGCTACCTGAAAATCCGGCCGCCACCTCGCTCTTGTACTGCGTGGATTGCGGCGCCCGCATCCTCAAACGTCGCCGCCTGGCCGTCCCCGGTTGCACCCGCTGCGTGGGCTGCCAGGCATACCAAGAAATCGGATACCCATAATGATGGAAAACAAAACCTTTATCAGCATTGAGTTCTGGCAGCTGGTCGGATTCCTGCTCTCTTTCCTCGGCGTGTGCTGGGGCTTCGGCAAGATGTTGTTGGCGCAGTTTCAAAACCAGCAGGCCGAGCGGCAGCGGCAGTTTGAGACCATGCGGCAAAAACTGGAGAGCATGGATAACCAGTTCGCCGAGCAAAAGGCCATCCTGCCGGAAAAGTATGTCCTACGCGAAGACTACATCCGCAACCAAGCCGTGCTGGAAGCCAAGATGGACAGCATCCAGCACACACTAACCGACCTGTACAAAATAGAAAGCCAAAAGAAATGAACGATAAAGCCCGCAGGGAAGGGATGCGCTGGCATCTGATCAACACCCTGAACAAAGCCCGGCCGTACACCTCCAGCGAAGTGTTTCTGTTGGACGTGATGCACGGCATTTATCCCGATGCCACCGCATTGGAGCTGCGCCAGCAGCTCGAATACCTGAGCGACCGCCGCCTGATCGATCTGACCAAGCAGCCTGCCGGCATGTGGTTTGCCGACCTGACCCGGCTCGGTGTGGACTTGGCCGAATACACCATCGACTGCCAGCCCGGCATCGCCCGCCCAGACAAATACTGGGAGAGTTGATGATGGCGAAACGCAGCACACTGGCCACCCTGCCGGAAGACATCCGCCACGCCTTCGAGCGCAAGCTGGCCGAGAACGGCTTTGCCAACTATACCGAGCTGACCCAATGGCTGCATGAGCAAGGTTACGAAGTCAGCCGTTCCGCCGTGCACCGTTACGGGCAGCAGGTGGAGCGGCGTTATGCCAGCATCAAAGCCAGTACCGAGGCGGCTCGGCTGATTGCCGAAGGGGCAACCGATGAAGGCGATACCCGTAGCGAAGCATTGGTTGCAATGGTGCAGTCCGAATTATTTGAAGCCATGTTGGAAATTGGTGAAATGGAAGACTTATCGGCTGTAGACAGGTTTAGCATGGTTGCGAAAGCGGCCAAAAATATCGCGACTCTAACATCAGCCAGCACACGCCTGAAAGAGTATCAGGCCAAGGTCAAAGCCAAAGTACAGGCGGCTGCAGAAGACGTGGCCAAGCAGGCCAAGAAAGGCGGCTTATCGGAAGAATCGGTCGAGGCCATCCGCAAGCATATTTTAGGGATTGCATCATGACGCCGTCTGAAATCCGAAATACCCGCCCATCAGAAGAACGTACCCCTACGGTCTTATTGCCGTATCAGCAGGCATGGTGCGCCGACCAGTCGCCCGTGAAACTATGCGAAAAATCACGCCGTATCGGTTTGAGCTGGGGAGAAGCTGCCGATACCGCCTTGCTGGCCGCATCCGCTAAAGGCATGGACGCATGGTACATCGGCTATAACAAAGACATGGCCTTGGAGTTTATCCGCGACTGTGCAGGCTGGGCGAAGCATTATCAGCTGGCGGCAGGCGAAATCGAAGAAACCGAGGAAGTGTTCGTCGAAGGCGACGACCGCCAGGCCGTGTTAGCCTTCGTTATCCGTTTCGCGTCCGGCTGGCGCGTTACCGCCTTATCCAGCCGCCCCTCAAACCTTCGCGGTAAGCAGGGGCGCGTCATCATTGACGAGGCGGCGTTCCACGAGCAGCTCGGCGAGCTGCTCAAAGCGGCAATGGCATTGCTGATGTGGGGCGGTCAGGTACACATCATCTCTACCCATGACGGTGTGGACAATCCGTTCAACGAGCTGATTACCGACATCCGTGCGGGCAAAAAGCCGTACTCCATCCACCGCATTACTTTCGACGAGGCCGTTTCAGACGGCCTCTACCGCCGTATCTGCCTGCGTTTGGGTGAAGAGTGGACGAAATAGGGAGAGGAGGCATGGTGCAAAGAGATTCGTGA